CTGAACTCTGGCTTGCAGCGCTTATTACGTGGCCTCTGGTGGTTTTTCTTGAGCTTGCCCTTGTTCACATTCTTCTGGTTTTCGCTTTGGTTTATCCGCTTCTGTGGCTGCCCCGCAATTACTTTTTGATCGCGTTCGCTTTTGGTTTGCTTCAGGTGGTCAACTGGCCGATCCCATGGTCAGGCTATCAACCTGGGTATGTCTTCTCGTTTCTCGCGTTTGGTAGGCTTGTTCGTGAAGCTGGATGGATACTTCCGAATTCGTCTTTCAGTGTTCCTTTTGCTGCTCTCGTTGGTCGCTACCCTCTATCGGCTTACGTTTCACATATCACCGTCATTTATCTTATTACCGTCTCGGGTTCTATTTTATGAAAAGGCTGAATCTAAACATCAACGGAAAAAGGACTACCGCGCGTTTTCCCCCTTATCTTTGGTCGCTGTCTCTTGAGGCCACAGGTTGGACAGATGAACAATTAGCCCAACATGTAAAATCCAGCATTGATCAGGCTTCTGACTCTATACACTCGCCTTCAGACGCCGTTGCCAATGTTCTAGTTCGATTGATCACTATCGGTCTTCAACCAGTCGCGTTTAATCGCGACCCTAAGAAAGGAGAAAGCGCAAAACGGGACGTTTTGTAAGAACAGGCCATTTATGGGCCTGCCATCCAAAGCATCTGTATCAAAAATTTGGAGAATAATGAGAATGCTTAATCCTCAATTTGAAGTTGAAAACGTCCCTTTGGTTATATCCTGGGGTCTTGTACAGAACTTTATTTACGCGATCCAAAGAATTGAGTCGGGCGAGTATTATGGTGACCTTTCCCACTATCACATGATTACTGGCGCTTCTGATGTTCTCTGTTTGCTTGGGACCCCTGAATCTCGGTCTATTTTTCAATTTTCCCAGAAATGCTCTCGCTTCCTTCGTAAACACAAAAACGGTGATGTTTACCCTCCCTGGGTTGTTGCTTCCATGGTGGGTTATGCCCTTAGGTTTTCTGTCTCTCTTGGTGATGGATCATGCGAGACCGCTTAAATGTCACCTGGGAAAAATAATTCGCTCAGGTCTTAAAATACTGAGTTTTCTTTAAGCAATAAAAAACCCTGGGTCATGGGCGTTGGCGCGCCTACCAGGGTATAGGGACTACAAAATGGATTATAAGCGTTTTCCGTCTGCTTTTCGATCTTTCACCGGCGCCTCAGTTTCGCAACTCGGTACTAATACGGAATTTGCGGCCAACTTTGAGGTTTTAGGTGAGTTCGGTGACTCGATCGCATGCACCTTAGACTTGGATTCCGGTGAGCTCGTTCCGGTCGATCGTACTGAAATAGACCTCCGCCGCGTTCGTTATCGCCTCCAACGTGTTGCTCATAACGTTCTTGGCTACAAGCATCGCGTTGGTTTTTGTCATCGAGGGCTTGGTTTTAATTCCGCTGGCGCTCATATACGCGGTAAAAAAGGGCGGTACTCTCTGGGCGGTCTTGCCGTTTGTGCCAATTCTTGGGTTTGTCCAGTTTGCGCCTCTCGGATTGCTCGTCGTCGGTCTGATGAAGTACGCCAGGTTATTTTAAAGGCTCAACGTGAAAATCTTTGTGTCGAAATGGTCACGTTCACTGTCCCTCACGGTTTGGGCGATTCCGCCAAGTATCTTGCCGATTCCGTTGCTTCTGCTTGGCGTAAGCTCACTGCTCATGGTTCTTGGAAACGTCCAGGCGGCCCCAGGTCTCTGCCAGGTATAAAAAAGCGTGTTAATGTACGTGGATACGTTCGCGCCTTAGAGGTTACGCACGGTTCTAGTGGCTGGCACCCTCATCTCCACATAATTTTTATTTCTGAGTTTTCCTTAATGCCTCATCGTGTCCGGCTTTGGGAACTCTGGTCCTCTGTTTGCACTGGCCTTGGTCTTGGCGCTCCTTCCTTGAAACGTGGCGTTGACATTCAAAATGGTGAACAGGCTGGTGAATACATTTGCAAGTTTTCCGATGACAGTGAGCTGCTTAAAACAAAACAGGGTGATCCTATCAAGTGGGACGCTGCTGATGAGCTAACTCTGGCCAATAGAAAAAGCGGCCGCAATGGCTCCAGGAAGCCCCATCAAATTTTGGCAGACGCTGAGACAAATCATGAAAGTATTCTTCTTTTTCGTGAGTTTGCGAAGGCTTTCAAGGGCAAGTCTCAACTTCAGTGGTCCCCAAATCTCAAGACCTGGGCTGGTGTTGGTGATCTATCGGACGAAGAGATTGCTGAACAGGAAAGTGAAAGTGACTTTATTTTTATGATTCCCTCCGATTACTGGAATATTCTGATAAAAACGTCAGCTCGCAAAGATCGCAGATCAACGTTGATCCGGCTTGCTGAAACCGGCGGCGTTTCTGCTGTCGCTAGATTTATATCCCCTCTGGTATCTGATTCCATAGAAGTTATAGAGGATCGGATTGCCTATGCCTCCTGGCTCCACCTTAATCCTGATGGCTAAAACATTAGCCCCGGTCAGTATTGGCCGGGGGTTTTTCTAAAATTTCTTTTTCTAATAATTCGATTCCTGCCTTCATGACCTCATCTAAAATTTCTGCTTTTTCAAAGTAGATACCCCTTGTTTGAATTATTTCTACGGTCAATTTCTCTATCTGCTCATACAGGTCGGCCCGTACTCTTACCGGTCGTCTTTTGTCTTCTCTCATACTTTCCTCGTCACATAGTTGCAAGCGTACGATCGTACATGTACAGTTATTCCACCTCCACCAAAAAGGATACACCTGTTATGAAAGTTTTGGTTTTGAACGTCCAGCGCGCAAAAGGCGTTAGCGCGAAGAACAACCGCGAATATGATATTTCAACCGTTACGTACTGCACACCGGTTGAAAACGTCTCTCGCGAAAATCGTCAGGTCACCGGTTACGGCTTTAATGCCTCAGAACTTGGCCTTGATCCGTCAGCGCTTCCTCAGTTTTCCAAACATGAATTTCCCTGTGAGCTTGATCTTGTTATTGAGCCAGACCCTCGCAATATGAATCGCAACCTGTGCAAGGGGGTTAATTAATTGGAAACGTTGTCCTGTGACGGAACGATCATCGTCGATCAAGTCTCTGGAAAGCCGGTCTGTTCCGGTAACTGGGTCCCGTTGAATGCTGTTGATTTGGCCGACCTTCTACGGGATAACGTTCACGCATTCCGCCCCGATCCCGAAACGGTTACGGCCTATTTGGGTTTGGGTGTTGGAGTCGGGGTTACTTTGTATGGCTCCGTATTCGCGATAAGGGCTCTCTTGTCGCTTCTTCTCTCTCAAAGTAGGTGATTTTATGTTTCTGAAAAATGTTAAGCAGTACGGCTTTGGCGTTGCTCTCGTTGGTGCCGCTCCGCTGGCAATGGCTGAAACAACAACCGGTGCTGATCTTTCTGGCGTTGTTCCTGATTTCGGTGACGTTGGAACTCAGTTGGTTGCGGTTGGTGCGGCCATTGGTGGCGTTCTGGTTACCTTCGTTGGTGTTCGCTGGGTTTTGTCCATGGTTCGCCGGGGCTAAATTCGTGGCCTGGGTATGCCTCAACTGCCCGCTAATTCCCTCCCTCTGAAAATTCCGGTGATTCATGGCTAACGAACTCAGCTACCTGTTTTTTTTCATCCTGGGCGTGTCTGTTGCGCACTCACTCTTCAGGGGGATTCTTTGAAAAAACTAATTTTCTGCATTTTTCTAGTTCTTAGCCACTCGGCTTCTGGCGCTTACTCACTCGTTCAGGACCCCACGCCTTCTCAGGTTTCGAACTGCTCCATACCCAATATCACTATTGATCTTTGGGCTCGTGCTGATCTTCTTCCTGTTCAGTCTTGCTATGACACTTGTGAGGCCGTTAATGCTGGTGGTTCCGCTGTTGGGACTACTATCTATCAAAGTGAGCAATGGTATTTCTTCGAGGATTCGCTTATTGATTGGACTGGTAATGTTTGCACGGTTACTGATACTTCTGACCAGCCGGTTAGTACGGCGCTCAATGAATACACTGAAGACCCCGGGGAACCGTCTTATTTCAATCAGTGTACTGACTCTGGCTCTGACGCTTATGATCGTCAGACTTGTGCCGCCGCCCTTGCAACCTATGAAGAGCAAAAGGCCGCTACAGATGAGCTGAAGGATATTAGGCCTTCTATTGAAGGTGTTTTGCAAAAAGTGACTCCTTTGGAAAATCTTCAAACGACAATGAAGAATACGCTTGTCGCTATGGAAGCTAAACAAATCGAGCAGGCCTCTGTTGCTCAACAACAGTTATTTGAAAGTTTTGACACGAACACTAATCTTCAGGCGATTGCAGATGAGGTTAGGTACAACGGTTACTCTCTTTTTGATCAGAGTCAGTCCCTTAATACATTGGCTAATAAATCCTGGGAAAGAAACTTTCTTTTGCAGGATCTTTTATGGCAAATGGAAACGTCAAACGCTCAATCTGGCGATCAGCTTAATGAGAGCATCGATCGAAAAAATCAGCTTGAGGATATTAAAACCGGTCTTCAGGACGTTGTCACTGCTGTTGAGGGTGGATCAAGCACAACCGATCCGACTGAGCCCACTGACCCCACTGATCCCGGGCCATCCTCTACGCTGACAGAGGAGCTGGATTCTCTGTCTGTCGCTGATGCTGATACTAAGGCCGCTGCCGCTGAACTTGCCATTGAAGACTCCCAGGAAGATTTCGACCTTGTTGCCGAAAATAATACTTTAGGCGCTGCCCAAGGTTTTATGGATTTTACTACACCTTTGCGAGACATATTTGTACCGGATTACTCCGCCGGCACCTGTCCCGTTTTGACTTTTTCAGGAATTGAATTGTTTGGCTCTACGATGCTTAACGGTTCCTGGGATGATCATTGTGTACTCTTGGAAGATTTGCGTTCTTCTATTCGAGCAATTGTTCTTGTTTTAACTAGCATTGTTTCCGTTCGCGTAATTATGGAGGCTTAACCTGTGCCAATGCTTGCGTTTATTGGTCCCCTTATATCTGCCATAGGCGGTGCTGGCCTCGCTGGTGTTGCTGGGCGCTTTGTTACAGCGCTTACTATGATTCCCCTGGTTCTGGGCGTCCTCGCGGTCTTGAAGGGTCTTCTTGTCGTTATCATGGGGGTGCTCACCTACAATCTGGCGCCTCAGATTTTAGAATTTCTCTCTTCGTACCTTCCAGATACGGTCACTCAGTTCGGTCCGGAAGCTGCTTATATTGCTGATAAATTGGCGTTGAAGGAAGCGCTTGGCCTTCTCTTTGCGGCTTATCAGGTTCGGTTTGCTATTAGGAGGCTGTTCTAATGTCTATCGTTGCGTACACGGGCCTTCCTGGGTCTGGTAAGTCATACGGTGTTGTTGAGTCCGTCATTCTTCCCTCTTTAGAGGCTGGACGCACGATTGTTACAAATATTCCTTTGAAGGTTGGTACTCTTAGTGATGATTATCCGAGTGGAAAAATAATTTCCTTTAAGTCTGATGTTGATAACGAGTTTTTCAGTTCTGAAAACATGGTCGCTGGTGCCGTATACGTTATTGATGAAGCTTGGCGTTGGTTTCCTAGTGGCGTAAAGGCTAATCAGGTCCCAACAGAACAAAAGCAGTTTTTCACGGAACATCGCCATTTTGTGGGTGATGATGGCAAAACCTGTGAAATTGTCATTGTCACTCAGAATCTTAACCAGGTCGCTATGTACGTTAAGGCTTTGGTTGAAGAAACGTATATTTCTAAGAAGCTTGGCGCGGTTGGCAAAAAGAATAATTTTCGGATCGATGTTTATACGGGTGTGGCTGAAGGTGTTACTCCTAAGGGCGCTCCTGTTCGTCAGTTGTTCGGAAAATATAAAAAGGAAATTTTCAGATATTATTCCTCGCACACTCAAAATAAGACTGAGTACTCAACAGGTGAAGAGGTAAAAGTAACCGATCGGACGAACATTTTTAAAAGCTGGCGTTTTAAGTTCACTGCCATTTTCGCTCCTCTGTTGCTGATTGGTGGTTTCTATTTTTCGTATCAAACTATTTTCGCTAATTCTGGGGTTGATCCTTTATCCGATCCCGCTCGGATTGTTGATCCTGCTAATGTGACAACGCCTAAACCTGCAGCGTCTCAGCGGTCCAGGAAAGCTCGAAACTCTATTGAGTCCATCCCTCAGGGAACTTATAAAGAAGCTGCTCGGTCTGTTGCTTTTGACAAACTATCACTTGAGCTTCACCCCACGGCCCGTATCACTGGCATTTATGAAAAGCCTTCTGGAAAGTTTCTTCAGGTGGATGATTCAGCTCAGAACGGTTCTCGTTTTATTCCCGAATATATTTGTGATCTTAATAAATTTACTGAAAGCTCTGTTTGTGTGGTCGATGGTTACCTTGTCACCGCCTATTCCGGGGAGCTTGTTTCTCGAGATTCCACCGAATCTGGCAAGTCCGTCCCTTCACTGCTTTGATCGAATGTGAGTGTCAGGAACATCGATCAAAGCAGTGAAAAAAACCTTATTTATTGTGTTAATTCTTCGGAGTCAGTGTTGACGTACTGACTTAACTGAGTCATAATAGACTCAACAAATAAGGAGAATTGAATGATGAAAAGAACTAACGATAAATCCCGCGGAACGTTGATCCTCGATCTCTTGGATTTTCGGGCAATTGTTTACAAGGTTGGGTCTGTTTGGCTGGTCCGTGTTGGTCGTCGCCAACTTGATCGGATTGCACCGCTTCAGTCTGCTTCTGACTCACTTGTGAGCTTTTCAGGTCAATATTGCACTAAGAGAGCTGCTGTTCTGGAAGCTGAAGCGCGCCTGAAGTTGCTTGATCATGCATAGCCGTAATCAACTAGCTGACGTTATTCGTGGTTTTGCCATTGTTTTGATGGTTGCCGATCATTTCTTGGCGGTATTCCTCGACCTTGGTGAACTTCGTAATTTTACCCGTTTCGCTTTGCCCCTCTTCGCCATTCTGTCTGGGTATTACGCCGGTTCTGGTCCCTCTTCCAGGTATTCTGAACTCTGGCTTGCAGCGCTTATTACGTGGCCTCTGGTGGTTTTTCTTGAGCTTGCCCTTGTTCACATTCTTCTGGTTTTCGCTTTGGTTTATCCGCTTCTGTGGCTGCCCCGCAATTACTTTTT